AGGTTCGGCAACGTAAAACTCTATGTAAGCGTTGGCCTTAAAACTTCCAACCGTTCCGGTGATATCCCCGGTGATGTAGAAGTCTTTTGCCAGCAATTGACAATCTGAACCAGCCGCGCCGGAGTTTTTGATGTTGGAAAACACCCCGGCAGAATTAAGCGTAAGCGCATCAATCAGACTATTGCTCGATCCAGTCGGGCTAGATGTAACCCCAAAATTCCCCGTCGCAAGGGTCGTTCCCGCTCGAATGTGAATCAGCAGTTTCGTGATAATCAGCGTATTCGGGAAAGGGTTTTTCCACGACAAAGTTCCGCCCGCTCCAGTTGCAGCAATCAGCGGACGCACAATAAACCGGGGGCCTGAGTTTCTAACCCCCTCTATTTCGTTACTGGTGTCTCTAAACGCATCTGACAACGACGTAATAAGACGATCTGTCGCGGCGTCGCCAGTTTGTGATGGTAGACGAACGTTAAGCACGGCCTTGCTTCGTTATGGTGTGAGAAAAAGCGCTGTACTCAAACTGAGAGGTAGAGTTGTTGCTGGTTATCGTTATTGTCGGGCGCAGCTTAGAGCTTGTATAAGCGCCCTCCATGCGGGTCAGGTTTGGGTTATTGGTCAACGGGCCTGCGCTTGTATCTGCGTCCGCATTGCCCGTAATCGTGACTGCCGTAGGGTCAACTACATTCTTGTAGTCCAGGCGCTGGTAGTACAACACACCCTCCTGCGTCCAAAACTTGGAAAACTGAAACGTTGCCGCCGTTCCATTTCGCATCTGAGGGATTCCAAGCGTGGTGCGCCCCAAAACCCTTAACTTGCGATCATCTGCCAAAACCAAGACGCCAGATGCGGCGCTCTGCACATTGCTAAAACCGTTTACGCTGTAAATGTTGGACTTGCTTACCGGCAACACAGAGTAAATGGTTTCTTGAGACGTTCCGCGATATCCCCGAACAAAGCCCCATTGCATCGTGCGGTAGTTGAAAATCCAAGTTGTCTTGGCCGATTTGAGGAAGATGCGCACGAGGTTGTTCACCTCATCATGCGCGCACTCAATCGTTCCATTCACCAGATCAAGCTGATTAGCAGGAAGGCCAAAGAACGTTGCCCTAACCCCATCCGATACCGGTCGGGGGCGCGAGCCGTCAAAGATAAAGAAATCTTGGGGCGATACAAAAAACACCCCGCCGTCGATCTGGCACCAAGAGCGAAGACCCACGCAGCCATACTCACCTGGGATTTTCTGCCAAGTGATCTGTAGCGGAGCGCCCTGATCCTGGCCGATCCACATGCCAGAGCGCTTCCAGGCAATTGCCAAAGAGCCTAGTGCTGTACCCGCAACAATCGGGCCGCCAACCTCTGTCAACGTCCCGTAGGCCGCGTTATTGGTGGACGCTGGGGGCCAAAGAGTGGACGTGAAATAGTCACCCTCTGAACTAGCCGCCCATCCGTTGCGCCCCGATCCCGTATAGCCCTGCGTGTTCAGCAAGATCACGCGATTATTCAGGATGTAGGCAATCTTCCCCTGGGGAGCTCCCGCTACATCCGCAAAGTTTGTCCCTACAGCGCCGTTTGAGAACTGCAACACGTTTTCATAGCTCGCAGCCAGTGACACATCACCCAGTTGCGCAAAAGACCATGAATCCGCCGTTGCATAAGCCGTTACACGACTCTCGTTCGACCACTGCCCAGTTCCCGATGCCGTTTGGTCGGCCTCATAAATCGCTGAAGGCGTGCCCAGAAATACGCGCTTGGTTCCGTCATTCCTGACCAGTACTGCGCCGCCTACAGAGGTTGCGGCCAGCGACGTATAAGCAACCTCGTCCGTATCAAATGCGTTGCGATACGTTCCGCGATTCGTAGGTTCCGCGTTGATTAGGTCAGTGATGATTTCCGGGGTATACGGGTCATCATCAGGACGATATGCCAACATCAGTAGAACCTATCCGGGCGCATGGTCGGAACGCCGCCGCTGTACTTGGCACGATCCGACTCAATCTTGATCTTGTCTAGGGTTTCGGTCAGAAGCTGCTTGTATTTCATCTGCTTCTGATCGTCTACCATCCAATCTCCAGCCCAGTACAAAACGCCCTGAAGATACACGGTCGGATGTGCTGTCAAAAGCCAATTGGTCGTAGCCGAAGAAGTCAGGCGTGGTACGCCTTGGGAATACCTTGTCCGGTAACTCCACGCCCCTGAGCCGGGTTGAGGATAAATGTACGTCTTGTCCCCACGAACCACGTAGCCACGGGGATCGGAGAGGTACGAATAGCCGTAATCAATTGCTGCGTTTTCGTCTGTCAGCGGGCCAATCGCAATTTCTGCCTGCCCTTGAATCAGGTGAATGCTCTGCCATTCGCGCCAGTCGGATGGGTTAGGCAAGTAGCCAGACGTAATCCCTATAGTCGTTTCCGCTTCCATCTGACGAACGCGCATCTCGCGGTTAAAGTCAGACTCAAAAAGATAAATGAAGTTGTCGTAATCCGTGGACGCAAGGTCAGCCCGATGCAGCCAGGATTTGCAACTATCCACCAAACCAGTGTAATTGCCGTCTGAGATGTTAGCCATTTCTTATCTCGTATGAATGCCCATCGGCGTACACCACGTCATCAAAGCCAACCATCTCGCTACTCGGCAGCAAGAAACCGGGCTTCCCAAGTTTCAGCGGCACGTTGCGGTAGAACAACTCCCCGTTGGGAAGACGATTCAGCCACGGGCACTGATTCAGTTCGTTTTGCGTGAGAAAGATCGTTCGCGCATTCTTGGACACCGCTTCGTCCAACTTTTCCCTTAAGGACTTGGGCGATACGCTCAAAGGGCCACTTGTCTTGCTGTCTCCAGAGCGTAAGCGAATCGTACCAACGATGCTTCTGGGAGTCGGAGACGTAGAACCATCGCGTTTTTCGCGGGACAATGACATGACATTCCTTTCCTAGCGCACCGCACAGATGCACAGTTGCAGTCGTGGTGCTCACCACACAATCCAAGGACGAAACCAGTGCTGCCGTTTCGTCGTAATCAACTTTCCCTGTAGCGCGGGGGTAATACTCAATATTGATCCCATGTTTCACATGGAACATTTTGATCTCTTCCGAGCAATCGTTGTACTCCAGCGAAACCCATGTAATGCCCGGAGTTTTCAGAATCGGCAGCCATGCCTCCAATTGGTGGCTTCTCCGACGCTTGAACGTGTTAGAAAGGCCGCCTGTCCACGCAATCCCAACCTTTAGACCGGGTTTCGTATCCAGCAATGCCTTCCACTGCAATACGCGCTCGGGATCGGGCACCAAAAACGCAGTGCGTGGGAAGTCTTCGTCCTTCTTGCGGTAGTAAGGACACAGCGAACCAATCAGCGCGTGATAGTCGAACTCTCGGCCTTTCAGCCACTTTGGGTCTTCCTCAAACCGCGTTGCATGAATCTCTATATCTGGGAACGAGCGCTTAAACAGGCCCCCTAAGCGCTCATCGCACTCAAGCGTAATCTTGTTGTGTTTCTTGGCGTCATTCAGCACTGATGCATAGCTGATGGAGTCGCCAATACCCTGCTCGCAGCGGATATACAGACTTCCCGGCTGACCATTCCAGTAAGGCTCACCATTTGCAGGCTTGGGATTACGAAACTTTGAACCAAGCGCAAATTCGTAATGTATGAAGCCTTCTTCCCACCGACCCTGGCTTAGCAGGGAATACGCCAAAAATTCGTGCGCGCCGTTGCTTTCAAATGATTCCAGCGCTTCGCGTGACAACTTCTCTGCAATCTTGGCTTCGTTCTGATGCAAACTCACCAGCGCCAAGTTTTCTAGCAGTTTGGCCTTCACTTCTGGAGCGTGGCTTTTCTTGATGCTCCCAATTCCGCGCTTAAATATCCCTTCGGCTTCGTTCAGGTATTTATCGTCCCCCGAACTACTGGCGAGACTCATGGCATTCATGCCAAGATTATTCAGTGTCTCCGGTGCAGGGCCAATCCTGCTGTACACGTATTTCAGAAGGTGGTACGCCACCGGATACTGCTCAATTTTCATAAACCCATACGCCAACGCTTCTAACAAGGCCATCCTGTCAGGGTCTTTTTTCAGCGCCGTGTAAATCTCGTTGAATGCGTGTTTATGGTTTCCTTCGTTGATCGCTTCAAAGATATAGGCAATGTCAGACACTGTGATGTTTGCTCGTCGTTTTGAAAATCTTGTACTTCGTGTTCAGGAGATTCCAGAGTTTTTTCTCCTCCGGCCCATCTAGCGAAGTATATAGGTTGATGCCGTCTTCAAACCACAACTTTAGAACAACCGAATCAGGAATGGTGGCGTAATGCCAAAGCCCTTCCTTAATCCCTTTTTTGGTGTAGTCCTCATCATTTGCCAAGGACTGCGTAAAGTTGACCATCGGTTGAACGTCTTGAGAGTAACCGATGATTTCCTTGCCTTCTTCGCGGGCATCCCAAATGGTCAGACCGCTATCAAGGCGCTTGATGATTGTTTTTTCAGCCATTGAAAGCGGGGAGAGTTGCCCCTCCCCGTCCCAGGTTATTACAGCGCGAAGTTGATGTCAGTTACCTTACCGGACGCCAGTTCGTTAGGGCATTCCAGCGTGTAGTCACCGACGATCATTGCCTTGTCACTGTCGCCCGTCTTGGCAAGACGCTCCATGCCGAACGGACGCAGCGAAGCCAAGCCCCAAAACTCGGGGTTCAGCAGCAGGATGACGTTCGTGCGCATGAAGCGATTCGGCACAATCATGAGTCGGCCTGCATCAGACACGTACACATCCGCGCCAGCAGTGATTTGCGCCTGTTCGTCTTGGGAGACGGTCAGGAAGCGCGTCGCAATACCCGTGAAGGTAGAGCTAATCTTCTGCTTGCCAGTCATCGACACCATTGCGATTTTGGCGCTGTCGGTGTTCGAGTTGTTGTAGATGTCGCGGATCACAGCTTTAAACGCGGCTTCCGTCAGCGTACCGGCAGACGTGGAGTCGGTCGGAGCGGTGGCGGGATAACCCAGCGTTGCATCAGCGCCCGGCGTGGTTTGAGCCGTACCCTGACCAACAGAAGTCTTGTTGGTAGCAAGCCACGATTCGGCACCAGCCATCAGCGGGGCGGACGAAGCCGAACCAGCCGTAGCAGCTTGGTTACGAACCAACGCATATTCCAGATCGTTGCCCAGTTCAGCCATGCGCTTCTTAAGCTGATACTGGAATTCATCAGCACGGCCAGCGGTGCGCACTTCGCGCTGCTTGCCGGACACCTGAATAGATTTGGACAGCGTTTGCAGGAAGTTGGCAAGGCGAACGGTCGGCACTGCCGTGCTGATCGTTGCGTCATCACCTTCAATCTGCGCGTTGGTTGCAGCAGCAGCCAGCGTGTCGGTTTGCCATTCGTGACGGCTATGGGTTGCTTTGGTTTTACGGATGGCCGACGTGAACGGGCGCTCCGTGGGGGAAACGTTAAAAATCAGGTCGGAAAGGTCTTCACGAATACCCTTCGCCTGGTAGGTTTGGTAAGTACCTGACGGGACTGCCATGATAAAGCTCCTTGTATCGGATAGCGCCGCATCACGCGGGGCTTAAAACTTTGGGAGGAGCGAAGTCGGGATATCTGTGAATTTGGCCCCGGTTTTCTTCCAGGCCTTCATATCCTGCGTCTTCGCATCGGTCGGCACAGCGGCTCCCTTTTTCACGGGGGGCAACGCCTGTACCTTGGCTTTCAGCGATTTACTTGCTTCAGCCTGCTTGCTCATCATCTGGTCGTACATTTGTGCCTTGTAAAGTAGCTTTACGGCTTCAGGCATGTACGAAATCTCAGCAATTGCTGAATCGGGAAGCCCTTGATCGCGGGCATATTTGCCCAAGGAATTGCGCACTTCCTCCTTTGCGAGTTCGGGAACCTCCTTGAACAACGCGGGCAGCCGCTCGGCCATCATTTGTTGACGGATTTGGGCTTGCTGCTGCTCAAGCTGGCTTTGATATTGGCCGACTTGAGAATTTGCCACGTTGATTTCATTCACCAGCACTGCATATTCGCTTGCCAGTGTGTTGAACTCGATGGGGTCATTAGTACGCAGTTCCGGGGTTAGAGCCTGCCGGATTGCTTGCGCACGATTCGCCATCGTCTGCAATTGCGCGTAGGCGGGAGCAAGTTGCTTTGCTTGTTCGGCATACTTCGCCGCTTCAGCAGTCAACCTCTCCAATTGCTTTCGACTTTCCGCAACTTCCTGCGTCTTGCGGGTGTAGTCATCCTGCCGCAGCCCAGAATTCTTAAGCTCCTTCAGCTTTTCAGCCAAGGGCTTCGGCAACTGGTACTGCTGCCCATCCAGTTCAAGGGGTTCAAACTCTTCCTCCGGTTGGGCTTCCGCCTCCGGGGTTTCGTCTTCTGCCTCTTGCTGGGGCCTCTGGCGGTTGCTCATCAGCCTCTGGAGCACGCCCATCTTCGGCGTCCATCTGGCCCATAAGCCGATCAGCAAACGCGCCTATCGCGTTATCTACGTTCTGCGGGGTTACTGCTTCCGGGGCCGGTGCGGCTTGTCCGTTTTCCATGCTCAATCTCCTTGATTGGGGGTCTCTGTTTTGCAGAGGTGCCCCCTTCGGAATGCGCCTGTCTCACGACGGTGCGGGGATATCAAGCAGCCCGAAACTTACGGGCTACTCGACGGTGAAGCGGTGTTACTGCCTTTTCCAACTCTTTAGCGGCCATGTCGCCATCTTGCACAAATGCTTCCAAATGCATCCACGTCTTGATGACGGTTTGCTCCATCTGGATCAGCCTCATGGCCCCTTCTGTATCTCTTGGCGGTACGTCCTGCCGGAGATATGCAATCTGCTGAAGTATCTTGTCTTTAGCCTGCTGATATACCGGGTTCTGAATAAGCCGCTGGGCCTCAGCACCCCGGTCAATACGCTCTTGAGTTGTCATGCCGTTCTGTACTTGTTACGCAAGTAGTTAATGATCCGTTGGCGATCTGCCGCGCTGTCCGACCCGGTGCGAAGGATGATTTCCCATACACGAATGTTAGAAGCCAGAGAGCCATCAAAAATTAACGCACACCCCAACGTTATACCGCCCGCATTGGTAGCGCCCGCTTTTCCGGTCAACTCCGTGCCGCCATTCAAGCGCAAGATGGAGCTAGCGTTATTGAATACGCCCGATACAACTGCTCGCGTTCCAATCGCCGGGCCCGCCAATGGACGCAGACGAGTACCCGCAAAGATTTCCAGGTCAGGCGATGCGCCTAAGTCATCCTGAATCAACGCGGTGTTACCCGTTCCGCCGTCAAACACATACCGGTTAGCCGTCCATCCTAATTGCGTCAGGACAATGTAAAAACTGTACGGTTGGCTCAGCGTAAAAAGAGCTTGCATACCATCATCTAGACCATCCAAGGTCAGCGAACCATCGCTATTGATGGTTGGCCTGCGTCCCGCCGTGCCTTGGGCTAGATGACGGCCATTACCGCTAATATCGTTCCACTGAGAGCATGCGCCCAATACGTTTGTCTGGCCCGTCCCATACATGTACCAAGCAGCAAACTTGGCAAAGTCCGCAGGGTCTGAATTAATCATCGCCGCCGCATAACCAGCCGGGGTAATAGGCAACACACCGCCGGAGCAAGTGGAATCAGCCAAAACAAGATCAATATTGCCAATCTGGCTATCCATCACGCCGCCCGCTACATTGGCGTCACCAGTGGTAATTCGGACAGGAATTGGCATCAGTGTAGTAAGGCGATAATCGCCTCTTCCTCGTCTATTTCGCGTTGTCTTTCAAGCATGTCCCGCATCAGCCTTGCAACCTCGCTGTTGCCCTGCCATCGGAACTCCATCATCTTAGCTTCAAACTTCGGGTATTCAGGGAACTCCACCCGATACACCGGTACACCCTTTGCAACTTTGATTGCTACCCGCTTAGGCTGCTCGGGGCTTTCTTTTTCGGCACGTAACGCTTCTTGCAGCGCCTGAACCAACTCTGGGCTATGTTCGTCATAGTCCCTTCCATTCACTTGAAAGCGTCTGAATCATTCCCTGCTCGCGCTTCAATTCTTGTTCAGCAAAGGTCTGCTCACGTTTCAACTGGAGTTCAGCAATCATCTGCTGCTCTTTCAGTTGATACTCCATCCTCAACTGCTGCTCTTTCAGCGCGTACTCACGATTCAGCTTTTCAATTTCAAGAGCAGACGTGGTTTGCAGCTTCCCAGCCTCGATTTGGGCGCTCTGTTGCATCTCTGCTTGTTTCATGCCCATCTGCATCTGTGCTTTTTGCACCTCTGGCGGCGGGCCAGGGGGCGGAGGAGGCGGGACGGTCTCGGGGTTCGTCCAGAACATGTCCGGGTCTTTAAACCCGGCCAACTCACACAACTTAGCCTGCGTGTTGTAGATGTTCTTAGGGGTTACAAGCATCGGCCCCATCGGAGATCCTGCGGCCATCGCTTGGGACTGCGCAATCATCATCAACTGCTGCAACTGCTGCTCTTTCGTGCCCGTTCCCAAGCCGACATTAACCGTCATGTCGTACTCTTTTGACCATGTATCAGGATCGAGCGGCGTGTATTGGTTCTGAAGGCGAACCATAAGCGCTTCCGTCTGGTGTTTTGCCAGCAGATACAAGATGCCCTTGAACATGGGCTTAAACAGAAACTCAGCCGCATTACGGGCCATCAGTTCCATGCGTGCGTTCGCGGCATTCATCAACGCATTCACGCCCGTAGCCGTCTTGTTGATCGACTGCGGGTCAATACCTTGGAACAGACGAGAAATGCCCGTCCTAATTTCTTCCTCTTGGTCTGCGTACTCTAGCGCCTGATACACATATTGCATCATTGTCGGAACGACAATTGGCTGGATTGCGTTTGCGGCAGGTTGTTGACCACGGATAACGCCGCCAGGTCTAACCGTCAGCACATCGTCAATATTGACCAATGCGTTTTCGTTGACGTACAAACGAGGCGCAATAGACATATACAGATTATCTAGACCGCCGCGCAACAATGTGGACTTCAACTCCTGAATGTCCATCACGTCATCAGCAAGCGAAATGCCAATGCACTCATGCGGCATAACCTTGGGCGTCCAGATCGCCAGGGGGATATGGTCAGTCTCCTCATTCCTAAGGATCGTGTCCCCAACCTTCCAAATCTCACGAAGCTCTGAAATCCCGTCGCCGTCCACGTCCATCTTGATCCAGCAACGGTAAAGACGGTACGTCCACTGCGACTTGTCCGGGCCTGCCTCTTCCTCATCCACAAGACCAGACGTAGCATCCAAGCGGTTCTTGCGGGCAATACGCTCATCAGAGAACAGGATGTTGTCATCACCCTGGGGCAGCGTCTCAATAACGCTTTCCTCAATCCCCATCAGCTTTAGGTCGGAAGCCGTCACCAAAGGGGTATGCGCAATGAAAGGCATGTCGTACGGGTCAAGCCCCACCGCGTCGGGAGAAATCATCACTTCTTCGGGGGGGATCACGCAGAGCTTGATTTGCCCTACTTTCTTCTTGTATTTCACCGTGACGTTATGCATCGTCATCGGCTGGCCGGGAATCTGCTCAATCTCCTTGGCGTCGTGATTCGTGATCTCCGCGCCCTGCTCCTCCACCTGCTTGTTCAGCATCTGGAATTGGAGGTCATCCAGCCCCATCAGGTTCTGACTCTTAAGCTCTTCCCGCTCATCCCAATACCAAGATACCGCGCCCGACTTTTGAAGCAGCCCGTCTTTAATGGCGTCGTGCGCAATCTGATACCCGTTGTTCTGGGTGAAGAAGACGTAGTTACAACCCACCGTTGCCTGCTCGGCAGACTTCACATCCTCCGGGCCGCGAGCGACAAACTCAACCGCCTTTTCGCCCGACACAAAGATTTTGACCAGCGCAGGCGTAGCGGAATCCACCACCTGGGCCACGTCCTGAGAGATAACCGATGAACGGCCCTCTACCTCGTTCCCAAACGGACGGCCATAGTAGAAATCATAGGCCATCGCACGCTCATAGGAGATACGATTCTCCATGAACGATTTGGAACGCTCTATTTGATAGTCAAGCGTTGACAGAATCTGCGATTCGTCCAGTTTCACACTATGCCTCGGTTGTCATAAACAATTGCCTTCCGCCAGCGTGACACGCCGCCTTGCGCAAAAGTGAGAATAAAAGCATCAGCAATATCAGGGGACGTAACGCCACGCTTTTTCAAGTCGTCCTTAGACTCCACCTGAATCTTCCCTGTACTGAGCATCTTGTAAGTGGGCAGCGTTAGTTCTGCCGTTAGCGCCTCATCAGGCACCATGCAAACCTCGCGGGTCTGGAACCACTCCCGAGCCTTGAACCACAATTCATCCCTAAGTCGGGCGTAGCGATCTTGCACGCTTGGGGACTCCGCCACATTAACGCCCACTACCGGCAAACCAATCTCTTTGGCTCGATCCACCACGCCCGACCCAAGACCAATTACGTCCACAAAGATGGCAATCGGCTTAATCCTGGCCTCGTCATACTCCGCCTTGACCATGCCTACCGTTTGCATGGTGTCCTTACCTCTCCACCAGCGCACAGGCTCTACCAAATGGTTGTTGTGGCGCTTTGCCAAAGCAGTGCGATCCGACCCGAATCGAGCCACATCCAGCCCCCACACCATGTCCCCATGCTTGGCAACAGGGCGATTTACCGCAGCCTCAACGATGTCCAGCGGAATCACGCCATCAATAGAGCCTACAAACTCGCCACGAACACGCACCTTATATACAGGGCTATCCACCCCGTACTGCTTTGCCATGTCCTCTATGTACTCTTTGGACACCCGGCGGCACGTCTCGCCATTTACATGCAAAGCTGACCAACGTTCCCGCATCTCATGGTGAGAGCGGTAGAAATACCCTTCCATCCTTGTTGGGTTGGCGCACATCAGCACATAAGCGCCTTCGCTTGATAGCGCCCCTTGCGCCACTTCAAACACCGGCTCAGGAATGCCCGAAGCTTCATCCAATATGAATAGGATGTTTTCCGAGTGGAACCCCTGCAACGCTTCCGGCTGTTCCGGCCTTGAGGTTCGCGCTACCGCAAATGACTCTTTGGGGGCCGCTTTAAGCTCTACCGTGTCAGACTTCCACTCAAACTCATTCCCTAGTTCGGGGAGCCTTTCCCGCAGGATACGCAGCCATTTAGCAATCTCAGCCCACAGCACATCACTTAACTGGTGGCTTGTAGGCGCAGTGCAGGGAACCTTACAGGGGTAATGAGTCGCCATGAACCAGATAACAGTCCACGCCTCAAATGCAGTCTTTCCAACGCCGTGACCAGATCGGACAGATACCCGCCGAGTGCGCACCAATTCCGCACCTGCTTGCTTTTGCCAATCCTCAGCTTCCGCTCCTAGCGCCTCAGTGGCGAAGATCGCTGGCCCCAGCCGCTTCCACCGGGCCAAGGTCTGCAACGCTTGATTCTGCTCGTCCAATTGCACTCAACAAGTCTACCAACCCCGCGCCAGGAGTCAGCGTTACGTCCTTTGGGATAATCGAAGCAACCACCTTCATATAGGTGGCAGGCTCCGAAGCGCGAACAGAAGCGATCACCGCCTTTCCATGCACCTTCCAATCATCTTGAAGGTCAGAAATGAAAGACTCAGCCAGCCCATGACGAGAACCTGGAGGTCTCCCTTTTGGATTGCCTGATTTACCCTTTTCAAACGGCATTGTTTTTCAACCTCAATTATTTGAATCTGCGACAAAATGTCTCAGTTGTTCAGTCTGCGTCGTGTTGCGTCATCTCAGCCAATTCGGCTTTCCAAGTTCCCGCATAATCTGTACTAGCGTATTCCCGGAAGTAAGGGCCGCCCTCCGTCCAGTGGATAATCTTCGGCTCGCCACGGCTGTGGTTTGGTATCCATTGCCAGCATTCAGGGATTTCCCCTATCTGCTCGTCTTTCAGCCATTCAAACCGGTGCAGTTGTGCGCCTGTGGCTGAATTGATGTATTCGGGAGTGAGCGCCTTGCACTGTTCGTTGTCAAAGATCATCAGTGCCGACCAGAGCTTTCTGGGGTACTGAGTCTGTACCGCCCCTAGGAACTTGGCTGTGTTCTTGGGTCTGTAATCGTGCTTGACCACCGTCACCGCATGCCCCGGCTCTGGGTACGCCATCAATGGGGCTATATCTGCCAGCGCCATCATGTCGCAATCAATAAAGATTGCCTTACCCTGATAGTTGCAGAGCCACGGCACCAGAAATCGAGCATAGGTGAATGCCGTACTGGCTAATGGGTCGTGGGGCCGGTTGAATTGGGGAATCTGCTCTTTGTCCAGGAATGTAATGCTCACCGGAATAGAGCAACGCTTGTGGATGCTGTACGCCAATACGGAAGCCGCTACCGACTCCCGCTTGTCGTAGCCGATGAAGACTCTCAGCAACCGCGTTTACCCTTACCTTTTTTGCCTTTTGCCATGATGGCCTCCTAGAAATGACAAAACCCGCACAAGGCGGGCTGTTTTCGGGGACAACTAGCCCGCGCAGACTCTGCGAGCTAGTCTTATGGCTCAATCCCCATAGTGGATGCTTCGTGAATTTAGCACGTAAGAATAGGGGATGCAACAGGTATTTTGCAGTCTTCTACAAACTGCTCCCAGGTGTACGCCCCCGGCT